ACCAAATGCGAAGTGACCAAGGAGGAACAGTAACAGGTAGATTTAGTTATTCCAATCCGAACTTACAACAGATACCCGCACGTAATCAAATTATAGGGCCGTTGATTAGATCATTATTTATTCCTGAAAAGAATTGCAAGTGGGGTATCTTTGATTACTCGCAACAAGAACCACGGCTCATTGCCCACTATGCTTCTATGAAAAGTTTTACAGGAGCTTCCAAATTTGTTGAAGCGTATCAAGAAGACGAGACAACAGACTTTCATCAGTTAGTTGCTGACATGGCAGACATTGGTCGTAAGCAAGCAAAGACAATTAACTTAGGATTATTCTACGGTATGGGTAAAGGTAAACTGATGTCACAGCTCGGTGTTGATTTAGAAACAGCTAGTGATCTATTAGCCGCTTATCATGAGCGTGTACCTTTTGTTAAACAATTAATGAATGATACAATGAACAAGGCAGGCAAGAAAGGTCATCTTCGAACTTTATTAGGGCGTAAATGTCGTTTTGAATTATGGGAACCAAGTAATGAATGGGGATCCAAAGCATTGCCTTTTAAAGAAGCAAAAAACGAATATGGTGGCGAAAGTATGATAAAACGTGCCTGGACATATAAAGCTTTAAATAGGTTAATACAGGGCAGTGCTGCTGACCAAACTAAACAAGCGATGGTTGATTTACACAAAGAAGGGTACACGGCCCACATACAAGTACATGATGAGTTAGATTTTTCTGTTGCAAGTGACAAGGATAGTTCTAAAATAAAAGACATTATGGAAAATTGTGTTGAGTTGTTAGTACCAAGTAAAGTTGATGTCGAACTCGGCGAAAGCTGGGGCGATGCAGGTGATTAAAGTATTTTTTTTACTTACTCTTATTTCTGTAAATGGCAAACCTACCATAGGATATAATGGTAGCGTTTATGATAGCCTAGAGAAATGCAAAAATGCGATAGTTATACAAGAAAATATCATGGCTGGACGCATAGAACAGCTAACAAAACAAGCATATTGGCTAGAATCTCACTGTATAGAATTTAATAAATTTCCTGTTGACACTCCCACTTAATTGCTTATAGTCCCAATTGTAGTTGAAAAGATAGACTACAGGGTTTGGCCGTAGGAAGGGATATCACTATCCTACTTTAGCTTGAAAATTATAGATACCCGCCGTGAGTAATGTCACAATGCAAAAAGTGGTCAAGGATAACTTGAACACTGCGCAGCAAAAAGTGGTCATAGAACAAGATATAAAAAGGAGAAAGAATGAATTTAGATCAAAAATTCTTAAAAGAAGCACAAGTAGCTCATTACTTTAAACTAAGTGTGTGGAAATTAAGAAAAGATAGAGAAAACAACAGAGGGCTTCCATACGTTAAAATTGGAAGATTGGTTAGATACCCTGTTGAAAAAATTGAACAGTTTTTAGAAGACAATAAAGTTTTACCAAAAAATTAAAAAGGAGAAAGAAATGACTAAACTAAAACCAGACTACGAGGCGTGTTTTAAGGAAGGCTACCGATTAGGTACTAGACTGACACGATCTAAACTTGCCTACATGAGAGCGAAAGACGCTGAATTATTAGGCGATAAAGCAATGGCTTCGCATTACCGTGAATACGGTGAAACGTGGAGAGACATGGCTAAAAATAGTGGGCGTAAATATACACCGACCGTGGCTCACGCACCAAAACAAATGACTCTTGATCTCGGAGACGCTGAGATTAATGAGCATGAACAATTAGAGATAAGGATGAGAAAAGCAGTATGAACACATTAAAATTTAAATCAGTTGCTGTACGACTGACAACATATCAACAGTTACAAAAGTTAGCACAATTAAATAATAGATCGGCTGGTATGCAGATTACAGAACTTGTAGATAAAGCAATGAAACGTCAAAAAAGAAAAGCAGCATGACATTGTTACCGAAGTTTAAATATGGGTATTTAAAACATCCATTTAAATATGAGAAAGAGCGTTGTCAGGATTGTAATAAAGATTACACGAAAGATTATATGCTACAACAAAAGAATGAATACAAATGGCGTTGCATTAGATGTCATAATTTTGCCACAAAGGAGGCGGCATGATGGAGATTGTAATAGCTTTAATTATAGGTTTTCTCGCAGGGTACTGGTTTACTAAAAGACAAGTAAAACAAGCGCACTACGAAGAGATAAATAATATTAGAGCACATTATGAAGTTAAACTTTTAAAGAAAACCATGGAAGAAAGGGTGAGAGATCATGGGTAAGAAATTAAGTTTAGAGATAAGACTACGCCGTGAAAAAGACAAAGTAGCAAAGTTTGCTCTTCGCCAACCACGGACATTAAAAGAACAATCTGATCGTTTACGATGGGATAGATTAAACAACATCATATGGAGGAGATATGAAGACAAATTATACCACCCAACGGACCCAAATATGTCCCGATTGCAACGGTAATGGATTTATACGGTTACGCCTCGAGGCGGAAGAAACAACCAAGAATTGTCAAACATGTAACTCGTATGGCGAGGTTACGCAACAAGAATTCAGCGACTATTGGAACAAGCCTGCAATTGCCAAAATTTCGGAAAGCTTGTCCTGTTGTTGATGTAAAGTGTGACGCCGATATTTGTTGGTAGTTGCATTTTGTCCTATTTTACGCTATATCTAGAGGCGTAGTTTCGCCCTGGTTAAGACTTACGGTCATACTGGGGCTAACATAGGAGAAAAATATGAGCGAATTTGAAGATAGACGTACTTTTTTAAGTGGTTTAACTAAAAAAGAATTAATAAACAAATTATTACAAAGACGTGAAATATTATCTAATTCAAAAAATAAACCAAATAAAAAAAGTAATAAAGTTTCACCAGGTGCTGGAAAATCTAGAAGACCATAAAATGGCTAATAATAAAGAATTGCTAGCGCAACGAGACTTTATGGATGAGTTACTTGCTTCACGGCTCACGGCTCACGAACACTCTGAGAGTATGAAAACTCTTGATTCAATATATTTTAGTGATAAGCTGCCGAAAAACGTTATTCCATTTCCATTAAATCGAATTAAGAGGTTAAATGTCAATATCATTACCAAACAGCCCAGTAAGAAAAATATTTGACTGTCCCAAATGTGGGACTGTTTCCATTAAATTTTACGACTCTAAGCACGACCGCACCTATTCGCAGAACGAATGGGAAGTAATTGTTACTGAAGGTGAAGCTGTTTTGTATAAATTATTGCAAAATGTTAGGGAAGATCCTAAGTTTTTTGCATAAAGTGCCTTTTATATAGATGTTTTTACTCAGATAAAAATATTATCAGTTACTCTCAGAAATGAAGTTACCAAGTTACCAGGTTACAACGTATATAGGATACCAAATAAAGGTAACTTAGAGGTAACTTACAATCTTTTCAAAGTTACCTTTTTATAATTACAAACATAACTCGCATTGCATCAGATGTTAATTTATTGTATAGTTTCTGGGAAGAAACATCTATTGTAGAGGTGCATTATGAAAGAAAACAAAGAATTACAAGAACAAGTATTTATACCCGATCCGCTGTCAGATGCGTTGTTTAATCCTAAAATAACAGGAAAACAACGTAAGTTTGCATTATTATTAGTCCATTCTGAAGGTTTGCATACTGCTACGCATTGTGCGATTCAAGCTGGGTACGCAAAAGATTCAGCAGTTGTAAGAGCTAGCGAGCTGCAGCATCCTGAAAAATATCCTTTGGTTGCAAAAGCTATTGAATCCGAGAGGCGAGCTATTGTTGAAAGATATAAGTGTACGCAAGAACGTTCATTATCTACATTGGCACGCATTAGAGATAAAGCGTCTGAGTCAGGGAATTGGAACGCTGCCGTAGCTGCAGAAACCAGGAGAGGACAGATAGCTGGTTTGTATGTAGATAAAAAAGAAATACTTACAGGCACGATTGATTCAATGAACAGAGAAGAAGTGGAAAAGAAACTACAGGACTTGAAAGAACAATATAGTATCACAGCAGATTTTGAAGAACTTAAAGATATGAAACAAATTGATAATAAGTCTTGACTATAAAATACAATGGGACTATAGGCTAATCATGTGTAGCTGTAGCACATATAAAAAAAGACAGTCGGTCAGGAGATTGCCCCGTAAGAATTTCAAGGTATCTGAGGCGCCTTACACGCACAGCTAGTAGCCGAGCTAGTTCCCTTCGGCAAAGAAAGAGAGGAAGTTATGCCTAAATATACTATAAGACAAAGTTATCTTACAGAGGACGTTTACAAAAACGTAGAAGGTAAAGATGTGCAAGATGCTATTGAGAACATCTTTGTATTAACTTTAATACCTTCTGATACTCGCACTGAGGATACAGAAACAAAAGTAGAATTAGAACAAGAGCAAAGGTTGCCTTATTATTATGGAGAAAGAAAAAATGACAGATAAAACTATAAAAATATATGTAGAAGGTGGGTGTGTAACAGATGTTACTAACTTACCAAATGACTTTGATTATGAAATTATTGATAGTGATGTACAGGAGGAAGCATGATTAAATTATTAAAAAGATTATTAGGAATTAAACCAAAGCCAATTAGTTATGTATGGCTTCATATTCATAGTCAAGCTAACGAAGGTGTCATTGGTTGGCTAGCAAGTAATAGACGTATAGCAATTAAGGGAAAGGATCAGTTGTGAAATATACAAAAATAAAAAGTATTCCATGCCCTCCAAATAGAGAGTTTATAATTAAAAATGATTTTAAATTATTTGTCTTTGCTCTTTGTATGTTTGCTAATTGGAAGATACTTTTCTTTTTCACTTTTGTTATTTTATTTTACTTGGAATCGTGAAACCAGAAAGTAAGTTTTGGAAACTTATTAAAGAAAACTTAAAAGATATTCATTGGACTAGGTTTGAAAACTGGGCTTCACAAGGCGTTCCAGATGTTTATGGAATCAAAGATGGCATAAGCGTTTGGGTAGAACTAAAAGTAATTACGAGTAATAGAATAAAACTTAGCCCCTTTCAAATAGCGTGGAACTTTAGCCATAGTTTAAAGGGTGGACGCAATTTTATTATGGCCACTACCCCTGGCCACAGCTTACTGTATATCTTTCCAGGTTCCGTGGTTCGTTCCATTGGCTCCATTGCCAAGCTACCCGAGCCCCATTGGTGTATTAACATGGTTCAGGGCCCGCAGCCCTGGCAGCAGGTGCAACGCATCCTTCTCCATTCTCCATTACCAAAGCCCGAAGCTCCTTAGTCAGTAATATAATGGGACGCCACCTGCAGACGCAGCCAGGAAGCTCGTGTGGGAAGCTCCATTTCCATTGTCCATTGGCAGAGAACTGCCGTTCCTAGTAGTATAGTTACCAGCTGCACGTGCAGCGGGAACCTGATGTGTAACTCCTGTGGGTTTTCCATTGGCAGAAAGACTGGGGGTTTTCGTACCATCTAGTTACCAGGAGCTGCACGTGCAGCTGCCAGGAAGCAGGATGCGTCACCTCCATTGCATTGCCGAAGCTCGGTCGCCCGTGGTACTATAGTAGTAGTCAGGAGCTGCGGGCCCAGCGTGGAAACTTCCTGTGGTGAAAAAAAGTTTTCTTTTGCTCTTGACTATAAAATAGAATGGGACTATATAGGTAATATGCTGAAGCGAGTGACCCGATAGGCGAGAGGCGCAAGCAGTAAGAGTCAGGAGCCGAGGAGAACCCACGGGCTTCCATAAGCAGAGCAGTCTGCCAGAAGCCCTGACTCACCACAGGGGTTGGTGATAACGTGTCCTAGCGGATAGACATTAACCCCACTACATTAGAAAGGAACAACATGACAGAGACTGTAACAGTATTAAAGAAGAATCCCACCTGCGCCGACCGTGTCAATGAAGAATGGAAAGAAAGGCAGGAAGACCTGAAGAACCCAGAGTATGAAGCGCTATGCTTCGACTATGTAGAACCGCATACGTGGGACAACCAGAAAGAGGGGTATTGGCGTTGGCAGTTTTCCTGGGGCGGGCCCAGTGATGAGCTTCGGGGATTCGTGAACGAACACGGCGAACTACATCGCTTAGAATACTGGTTCCTTGACTGGGGAGACGGTGCACATGTGCTGGTGGACCAGGACGCAGCTGCCTGGACTCAGATGCAGGGGATGATTGGCTGATGATCCATTACATTGCATTGCTTGTCCTGGCTTATCTAGTAGTATTAATAATAGTGCCGCAGCACGTGCTGGCAGCTACCTTCATTGCATTTGCGTGGCTGTCCAGTTGGGAAATATGGCACACGGTACCCTGGACGCCGTAGCTGCGTCCGCTTCCATTCCATTGCATTACAGGAAATGGTCTTGTACCTAGTATAGTATAAGAGCTGGACGCCGACACGGGGTTCGACTGAAGTTCCTGTGGAAAATAAATTAAAATAAACTATTGACTTCTAATAGAATGGGATTATATAAGACTTATTAACTAGAAAGACGAAAGGATAATAAAATGTCGAAAGTTGTTAATATATTAGAAGTACTAGAAAAAGCTCATCAGAGCCAAGCTAGTTTAAGTAAGAAGTCTAAACAAGCTATCATAGATAGTTATGGTAGAGCATTAACCATGCAGAAGGTTTTAGCAGACTTCATAAAAGTAAATCGTAATTTAGTGATAGATATGGGTATTGGAGAAAATGCTAACCTATTACATGGGAGGGATTACACACTTCATGTTACACAAAAA